AGCCAAAGGATAAAAAACAAGTTGAAATAGTAGTAGAAATTCCTGTAGATCAATGTGCAGTTAATTTTCAATACTATGGCTTAACACTTGGCGCAAAGACTAAAGAGCTAGAAGAAAGGTACGAAAAAATAGATGCAGAATACAAGAAATTAATTGTAAAAGAAGTAAGAGAAAAAAATCCTGTAAAGCTTTTGGCTTTAGAAGAAAGATCTACGAAGCTTTTTAAACAAATGCGTGGAATCACCAAAGAGTTAAAAGCTTTAATTGAGGCAGAGAAAACAGGTGTATAACTCTATCTGCCTTACTCTCTTGGTCGTAGCAGCATATACAAACTTGTTGCTGACCATAAAAAAAACTGGCAGAGGAGACCCTTACAACTCCCACACCAGTTTTAACCCCAAGAACCGCCCCAAACGGCCTAATTAAGTATAACAATGATTATTTCAGAAATCCAGCCAGTTTCAGTAGATTTTGCAAGCTATCAGGCAGACCCTGCATTCAGCGCTAGTGATCTAAAAATTATCACTAAGCAAAATGCTAGAGCGCTATGGCATAGCAAATTTAATGAACTGGCACCGCCAAAACTTCCAACACCTGCTATGAAGTTTGGCACTTTGTTCCATGCAATGATTTTAGAGCCTGAAGATTTTACAGCTAAATTTAAAGTTGTAGAAGATAAGCGCACTAAAAAAGGCAAAGAACAAGCTCTCGAATACGAGAAACAAGGCATAACTGTAATCACACCACAAGATGCTGCATTAGCTGACAACATGATGTCAGCAGTAATGGCTAACTCAACAGCTTATGACCTGTTAAACCTAGGCCAATCAGAACAAAGTTTTTGGTGGTCACATAGCGCAACTGGTTTAGACCTTAAATGTCGCTGCGACAAAATTAATGGAGACACCATTGTAGATTTAAAAACTACAGGAGAAGGTGGCGCGTCTCCAGAAAGTTTTAGTAAAACAATTACTAACTTTAATTACCACCTTCAAGCAGCACATTATTTACAAGGCACAAATTGTAAAAAATTTGTCTTTGTAGTAATAGAAAAAGTATTCCCATTCAATATAGGAGTTTACCAATTAGATGATGAGTTCCTTGATTTAGGCTATGAAGTTCAAGAACAAGCGCTTCTTAAAATATCTGAAGCTACTCAATCTGGAAAATGGCTCGGCTACACCGATACCGAACCAAGCGGAATCCAGACCCTTAACAAACCCTACTGGCTCGGCAACAACTATGACTGAAACTATCAACCCCACATTTGGTATTGAGCAAATTACACCTGACTTTGCTGAATATGTTTTAGAAACAAAAAACTCTAAAAACAGATCCATGAAACCCGCCAATCTAAGAAGATTAGTTACTGCAATTGACAATGGCGAATGGATAATTACTAATCAAGGTATTGCGTTCGATAAAGAAGGTAATTTATTAGATGGTCAGCACAGACTTTTAGCAATCGTAAAAACTGGTAAAACATTGCCAATTATGGTTGCTAGAAATATGGATCCTAAAATATTCAACTGTGTTGATACTGGCACTGCAAGAACTGCTGCAGATGGTTTATACATACAAGGTTGTTCGGCATCAAAACACCTTGCAGCGGGTATAAAAGTGTATTTATTGTATAAAAGATTTCCTAGAGGTAGTTGGACTTTTGCTGCGGTTCCAACTCATTCAGAAATTTTACAAGAATACAAAGACAATCAAGAAGTTTATGACGAAATTACAAACCAGATGGGGGTTTACCATAGAAAATTTCACTTCTTTAACTTGAGCGTTGGTATTCCTATGTATAAATTGATTTCAGAAAAAAATTATTCTGAAGAAATTTTGTCAGAATTTTGGACACAGTTTTCTGAAGGTACAAATTTAAATATAGATAATCCTATTTTGTCTTTTAGAAATCAAATGATGCAAAAAGGGTTTAGACATAGAGGATCTTATTACCAAAGATACCAGTTAAACGCTTTCATTAGATTATTCAATCTTTGGATCAATGACGTTAAAAAGACTAAGTTTATGGCACCACCTACTGATCTAAAAGACGTCTTAACAATCCAAGATCCAACACTAGACCAGATGGAGGCAACAATTTAATGCAAAAACCTAATTTAAAAGGAACTATTCAACCACAAGATATTTACAAAAAAGGTAAATACAGTTATGTGTCATGGGCTAGAACATCTGAATATCTTAATGAACTAGCAGCGGGTTGGGAATTTCATTTAGAAATGCCACCAACTTTTGAAACAACTGGTGTAGTTTGGGCTGCACCCGATGGCACAGGTTATCTTATGGGCTACTTCACAGATCCAGAGGGTAAAAAAGGTGCTGTTTATCCATACTCAATTATGGACAATAGAAACGACCCAATGAAACTAGAAAAAATTTCTGCTAGAGACATAAGCGACTCACATAGACGCGGCTTCTGTTTTTGTGCAGCAAAAGAATTTAATCTAGGCAGTGAATTATGGACAGGTAATGAAATTGTTAAAGCTTCAGAGCCTGTTACACCATCTAAGAGACAAGCTAATATTCAACCCAAACAGAATATAGCTGTATTAGCGCGTGACGCTATTGTTAAATCAACCACTGGTCAACAGTTAGATAGACATTCAGAAACTTTGAAAGATAGGTATTCTGAAGGGAAACTAACTGAGGATCAATATAATAAACTTATTGACCTTATTAACGCTAGGAGGAAAGCATTAACACCATGAACCAAGTCGAACAGCAATTTTTAACATCTGACCAGTTAGCTGAAAGATATGGATTAAGTCCAGCAACTATTGCTGATTGGAGACGTAAAGACAAAGGTAAAGAAGATTCAGAAAAAAAATATCCAAACTATTACACACTTCCCAAATACGCGGTATCATCAGGTTCCGCTAAGGTTCGCTACGAATTAAAAGAGATCCTTAAGTGGGAAAAAGAAAAAAACATTACACCAAAAAACCCTTTTTAACTATGGCAAAAGTACAACCAGCATTTACTGCTAAATTTAGAGTCGTTGACAACACCAACCCTGCTAACGATTATGCCCCAGAAAAAAATGTAATTTTTGATTTTACTGCTGAGAATGCACTAAAAGCTGCAGAGTTTTTTATGAAAATGCACGATAAAGCAGAAAAAGAAGGTACAACAATCAGGGTCTACACAGACAAAAATCAGTTCCATGAAGAGGCTGGATTTACGCTTTGGGGCGGTATGTGGGGAAATAGTGGTAAACTAGCCCCATTACCTCCAAAAGACTCATCACAGAGCAAGCCAGAGTCAATAGATGACCTACCCTTCTAGATTTCCTAGCGATCCTTACGAGGGTCAAATATACCACGATCCTGCAACAGACAGAACTTTTGAATGTCAATGTAGAGATCCTTTAGACCGAATGATTAACCTACACAAAACACTTTTTGAGTGGGTTGATATTAGTAAAGAAGTTTAGTTTGAGGCATTAAAGTAGTTCACAAAAAGCCACCTTAACCAAAGCTAACACTCCCTAGTTAAGACTGAATTTTTTGTTCTATTATCACTTTATGTAAGTCCTCAATCTTTCCCAAACAAAATATATTTAAGGCGCTTCATTAGGGGCGCTTTTTTTTTTCTTCTTTGAAGGTAATTTATCATGTCTTGCTGATTACACATTATTTCTAGTGCATTAGCTATGAACTGTGATTGTTTATGATTAGCGCGGGCTAACTGGCTTGCTAATTCTCTAAGTTCATCAATGTCCTTAATACTATGAAGTTCAGCTATCGAACTTTCTATAGCAAACTCAGACTCTAAGCTTGGTCTTTTGGTAAGAATATTTATAATACTTTTCACTTTTCCTCTGGCCATAGATGTACCGCTACATAATCAACAATTTGATCGTCTATTGTATTATCTGTAGTCTTAGCTAAAGCCTTTAAAAGATCAACAATTAATTTTTTTACTGCATTCGTTTTCACGAATGTCATAAGAATAGGTTTTAGGATTCTGAGCATAATAATCTTGTGTTACTTTCCAAACATAGCTAGATTGCTAGTATTAAACAAGAGTTGTTATTTTTATGGCAGAAGAACAAGAAGAAAAAGAGGGTACGGATTGGGGTGAACTCTTTGGTCATGCTGTACGCTTTATGATTTTGGTTTGGTCTTTGGCAATGATGACTTTGGGATATATGGACAAAATTAGGAATGATGGCGCGTTTTTAGCTGGCTTGACCAGTGGGGTTTTAGGCTCTTATGGTATAAGTGTAAACAAAAAGAAACCTAATAATACTGCTAAAATAGTAGATAACAAAGACACTAATGTAGGAATCAAATGAAAAAATTACTGCCTTTTATACTTTTTATTTCTCCGTCTAGTGCTTTTGCAGAAATCACTCAAAAGTTTGTAACTTCTGCACAAATCTCTATTGACTCTCCATACGTCATAACAAATGCAGCTCCTAGCTCATACAGCATAAGCGGAAACAATATTACAACTTCGACAGGGACAGGAGACAGTGTAGTTACAAATGCTATAGGTGGTTTAAATCTTGGCAGCTTTGGAAGTAATGGCGCACCAAACGCTATACATACAAATAAAACAGTCACAACTGCTGGATCTGCCTTCTCTCTCAGTGAAACCTATCAAGCTGGAGACGGAACACAAACAGCGATTACTCCAAGCTCTGGAATAGCAACCCTTCCAATCTTAGGAGGGCAAACAACAGTAATTTCTGGAGGGACTGCTGGAAATTTAGCTCTTACTTCATTATCTTCAGGTGTCCATACTTGTACCGCTGGAGGCTCTGGTACTAGCTGCATAGGCTCAACAACTGTAACAATAACCATTGACTAGACTTTGGCTGCTAGTTTTATTAGTATTACCTGTAAGAACTCTTGCTACCCCAGTGGTGCCACAG